CGCGAGGCAGTCCCCCTACTATATCGGCACCACCTGGGGCCGCAACCGTGGACCATCGGGCCAACATACCTGGGCCTACAACGTGGAGGAATATTACCGCGTCTCGGAGGGACACCGCAAGGGCTATCTGGTCGGTCCCGACGACGAGTCCCAAGTGTTCCCGCCGTGGAACACCGAGAATTACAACGGCTTCGATCTGAATTCCATCACGGACTTCGATAACAACCCGGAGGCCCAGAAACGCATCACCTATCCCAACATTTACGGTTTCAAAACGCCGGAAAAACACATGCTCAAGATGGTGGACGGCGACCCCAAGTGTAACCGGCGATGGAAGCGCATCGAGTTAATGTCCGGTTGCGGCAACTGGATGATGATGAAGGACGACCACCTGCACTTCGCCGGCCAGTGGGCGCATCCCTCCTGTGGAGCCGGCCCGGACGGTGACGTGAGTTGTGTGGAGGGAGTGGGCACGCCCAGCCAGGCCGAGGACGTTACCCGGCAACAAGGGCTGGGCCAGCCCGGCATCCCGCCGGAGCCAACTGATATTTCTGGGGAGCAAGCTATCCCGGATTATAACGAAATCGCTGTGGGCCTTTCGATGGAAAGCGCCGCGCTGACCAACGACGACCCCATTATCATGGGTCCGAAGGAAGAAGACAGTTGCGAGGGGGAGACGAGCAACAGCAAGATTATCGGCGGTCACCCGCGAACTCCCGGCGGCTCGTGCTACGACGAACCCACCAAGTACGCCGATTCTCAGGTTGGGGCCAATCCGTTCTTCAAGCAGTCTCAGGAGTGCCGGCCTTTTAAGGCAATGGGCATTGGCGGTAATAAGTGTGAATTGCCACAGAGCGGCATTCAAATCATGAGCATCAGTGGCCATACGATCATCATGGACGACTCCGTGGAGGAACCGCAGGGAATCCCGTCCTGGGAACGGTCTATGGAGCCTTTTGACCCTGGTTGCAATGGCAAGTATCTAGGGCGCATGATTATCCGCTCGGCCACGGGCCACGAAATAACCTTTGACGATAGCGAATCGTGTCCTGGCGTGCGCGGGCCAACAAACGGCATTCGTTTCCAGACCGCCTCCGGTAACCTCGTGCAACTGTGTGAGGATACCGTCTGCGATGATCCGTGCGACAGCGGCGACGACAGCGCAGGCCAGTGCCCGCCCAACCACGCTGGGGAGAATCGCGGCGTCCTGCTGCAATCAACCAGCAAACACATGATTCAACTCTGCGACAACGGCAACAAACAATGCGCCCCCTGCCGGGCCTGCGGGGTGCCGCCGGAGGCGAAGGCGGACCAGGCGTTCATCATGATCCGCTCCGGTTACGGGCTGGAAATGCGGTTTGCTGACGACGACGACCAGGAGGAAACTCGTCAACAATACATTCAGATATTCTGTCCGCAGAAGGACAACGAGGAGCGTGGGCCGCACATCATGCGCTTCCAAGAAGCGCCCTCCGGCCCTGGCCAAATATTCCTGCGGGCCGGCGGGGATTTTATCGTGTCCACCTACGACTATCTTATTGAGATGGTAGGCGACCCGGACGAGAACCCGTCCGACAAGATGGAGATAATCAGCCGCGACAAGATCGTGGACGTGAAAGAAGACTACATCAACATCGCCCAACTGCACGTCTTTGTGGCGGACGAAGTGATTATGTTATTGGCCGGAAAAGACTGCCCGGAACCGGATGGCACTATGGGTCCGTGTCCAGCCCCCGTCATTGTTTACGCCAACGGTTGCCTCACCATCAGCGACCGGGTGTACGCGACGGCCTCGCAGGACGCCGAACCCGCCAGCATCTTCATGCTCGACCCGTTCTGCTCCTGGGGTCAGAACGGCGGCGGGAATGGAGGCGGCGGCGGTGGGGGAGGAGGGGCCTAATGATTTTCATGGGAGCGCCGTATCCGATATTCACTCATCCGAGGGGTTTGTTACACGTCCAGTCAGGGATCAATCAGGTCAAGTCCGACCTGCTAATCCTTCTCCTGACCAACCCTGGGGAGCGGGTGTTTTTGCCGGAATTCGGCACTCCATTAAGGAAATTGATCTTTGAACAGAACGACTCGGCTTTGGAGTTTCAGGCCCGCAACATGATAATTAACTCGATTGAACAATGGGAGCCGCGAATCACCGTAAGTCAGGTGGAAGTAACGAGCCATTTCGATTCCAGTGGTTTGAACCCCGATGACGACGGGTCGGAGCAGCAACATATCCTGGGGATCAAGATTCTCTTCTTTGACCCGGAGGACATGAAGGAAGTACAAGAACTTAAACTAGAAGTGCCCTTAGCAGACGGGACGGGAGTATCATAATGCCTGAGAATTGCCCAATACAAATAACACCCCTGGCACAGTCGCAACCGCAAGGTACGCCAACCGTCTTCAACCTCAACTATACCAACCAGGACTTCTGGTCAATGAAGTCGAGGCTGGTAGATTACATCCGCCAGCAGTTCGCCAGCCAGTTCAACGATTTTGTGGAGTCGGACCTGGCGATCATGTTGATTGAGAATTGGGCCTTTATCGCGGACACGCTCTCCTTCAAAGCGGACCAGATTGCCAACGAAATATTTATCGACACCGTGACCGAGATCGAGAACGCCTTTCGACTCGCCAAACTGGTGGGTTTCTTCCCCCAGCCGCCCATTGCCGCCCGGTCGATGTGGTCGGCCCGCCTCAACAATCCGTTACTTCAGGACTTGGCCATCCCCGCCCCGCTCGACGTGCAGGTTACTTTTGGCGACCAGAACATGACCATTGAACTGTTCCCTGCGGACGCCAACAACAACCCAATATACGACCAGGACATTATCATCCCCGCTGGTGCCATCGCCAACAACAGTGTCGTCGGACTGGAGGGGACCACCTACATAGACCAATTCGGCGGCACGGGGGCAGTAAACCAGACCTACCGGCTGGGGTTTTTCCCTGTTATATGGGATTCCGTGCGGGTGGACCTGGACGGCGTTCGCTGGTCGCAGGTTGACTACTTTACCGATTCGCAGCCCCGCCGTGAGTACCGGGTGGAATTCGATTCGACCTACACCGCCTACGTCATCTTTGGCAACAACCGCGCCGGACTGATCCCCGCTCAGGGTTCTGTCATCCAGGTAACTTATCGTTCGGGGGGTGGGACCAAAGGCAACATTGTCACCAACTTCGCTCAGACGGAAACGGTCGTCCCCGTGGAAGGCTTCGACTTTAGCGTGCCCGTCAGTCTGTCAAACTACACCAAAGGTGAATTCGGTTATAACGGGGACACGATAGACGACATCCGGCAGAAACTCCCGGCGTATTTGCAGACGCAGAACCGAGCGGTAACGGGCCTGGATTACAAAACGTTGGCAGACCAATTCGCCACCCCTTACAACGGCAAGGTTGGGAAAAGCACCGCCATATTGCGGAATTATGGTTGTGCGGCCAACGTGGTGGACCTCTATGTGTTGGCTTATGACGGCTCACTCCCTTCCGGTGGCTTGGTGGAGGCATCCAACGACTTGAAGGTGGCCATCCAGAATTACTTCGACGGCGTAAAGATGTTTACAGACTACCTTTGCATCAAGGACGGTGTTGTTATTTCCACAGACATTGGCATCGAGGTCGTCATGGATAGGTTCTATCGTAAGTTCGAGGACCAGTTTAGGCAGCAAGTCAACAACCGCACGAGCGCTTTCTTCAACCTTCCTAATTGGGAGTACGGACAAACCCTACGAGATACCGACCTGATTCGTGCCCTGTCGGACCTCAAGGAGATACGACGTTTCGAGATACTGTTTACCACGAACGATCCGACAAATTCCGGCCAGATCGTCACGGCCCAATTTAACGAGATCATTCGGCCCGACGTGACGACCATTAGTTTCCTTTACGAGTAAGGAGCGGCATTGGCACTCAAGACCATCGACCAAAACCCGTCCATCACCGACACGGTGGTATTTGACATCCTGACGCCCGACGCCAACGGGTGTTTCGGAGCCAATCCGTACATGGTCAACAACGTCATCCTCTATTACGTCCAGAGGGACTTCGCGCTCGGCAACCCCACCGAGTATGAAAAGGTCGCCTACGACAAAACCCAGGAGGCGGCGGTTGACAACGCGATTGCCGTTGCTTGCCAGACGCCGACGCCCGACAACATCGCCCTAGCCAAGCAGGCGCAATTGCAGGCCGAGTCGCACGCGACGGTCAGTCCGGTGTACTTTAACGAGGCCCTGACCGTGGACGTGGTGGGCAATCCCGCATACCCCGCGTGGCTTTCCACCGACATCGGCAATGCCTTTATCACCAACATACCGACCGACGACCAGGGCAATCCACAATACGGTCACTTTCAGTTTACCTGGGAGCCGCTTGGGATGCGCGAGGGCGACTATTTCATCTGCTGGACCTGGACACTGTTACCCGCCGGAGACAGTCTCTCGGCCCATACCCCATTCACCTTGAAAGGTGACACCCAGCAGACGACGAGCATTCCGACGCACCAGACGGACCCGATCAAGTACCCCACCTTGTTAGACCGCTACCTGCCGGAGATGTTTAAGATGACTCTGTGCCCCGGCGATCTCTCGACTCAGGTACTTCACCAGTTCAATCTGGCGGTCGCCCAGGGATTCACCGACCTGGAGAACCTATACAACCAGATTGTTGACCTGTTGGACGCCAACGCGCTGGCAGAAGCTTTCCTGCCTCTATTGGCCCGCCTCTTCAACTTGAAACTCAAGTCCCACGACCCCACCCGTTGGCGGCGACAAATCAAGACGGCGATCCCTTTGTTCAAAGCCAAGGGCACAGTACCGGCAATGGAGGAAGCGTTTCAACAGGCCGGAATGAACATGACCAAGTTAACGCGGATGTGGCAGGTCGTCTCGTTCTACACCTGGCAGGACCAGTTCGACTACCTGGGTAGTAACGACTTCATTCTGAGTCATACGGCCCTCCCCAGCGATACGACCAACTTTGCCCTGTCGATCCGTCACGCCGAGGACACAGGCTATACAGCGACCAGCTATACTAACGTGTCGTTTACCACGGACGGCGGAATTACCACGATGACCTGGACGGGGCCGGCGCTGCAACCGGGTGATAGCCTGCTCGTCCTCTACCTCATCAATCCAGTGCCGGATGCGAACAGTCAGTTGATTGAGAACTATATCCGCACACTGCCCTTGGCGGACCAGAGGGATGAGCGTGACCAGGGTTACCCCTTGAAGAACTGGAACGTGCGGATGATTGAGGAAGATGATCCCATGTTTGGAGTGGTCATTCCCAACCGCTACCCGTACCAGGAGGCCCTGGTGTTTGGAAAGATCAGAACGGAATTCCCCTACTCGGAGAATACTTATTTAATGGACGAGTACAACGGCAGTTTGCGCGACTCGCTGGAACCCTGTGATATAGACAAGGACTTTCTCGACCCCTGCGGCCAGTGCCAGGGCAGCAAGTTCAGCATTGACCTGGAAATCCAAGACCTTTCTAACGACCGTTTGGTGGAAGCCCAGGACATCATTCGGGACTTCTCGCCGTTCCACGCCGTCCTGCACTCGATTAACTTCAGTGGCGGCGTAGACGAATTCATGCAACCCCCGGTGGAAACGATTGAGTGCCTGGTTCAGTACACCGGGCGGGAGGAAGTTGTGGCCGGCGGCGCCCAGTACATCTTCAGCCGGGCCATGTTCGGCGGTTTTGACGTGGCCCAGATAAAACGCAACGTCCTGGCCAACGCGGTCCTTGTCGTCAACAACGCGGGCGGCACGGCTTATAACGATAACATCGTAATTGCGTGCCCCCAGGTGAATTTCAGCGAGATCGGCATGAATCTTGAAGGGTCCAACGTACTGGAGATACTGGCCCCGTCGCCGCTGGCCGGGAAGTATGTGCTATCCGCCCCCAACAACAATTACGCGGACATCGCCCCGACCCCGCCAACGAACCTGACCCAGCCCGTGAGCCACGCCCCGTTCACCTTCCGGTTGTCCAACAACGTGTACACCAACACCACGGCGACCATCACCCAGGACAATTATGTGGAACTCAAGGACGCCAACGTTTCGTTCGCGGCGCTGGGGGTTGTTTCTGAGTGGGACATTGGCCAGGGCCATCTCGGCGGACCTTGGCAAATAAAAATCCCTGCCTATTCGGCCACCCCGTATGTCATCCATCAGGTTTTGCCCGATGGCGGGTTGGTCCTGAAGTACGCCACCAGCCTGCCGACCAGCAACGCCTCCAACCTGACCTATCAGTTGCTCACTGACCAAAACGTGGTGATGGCCAACAGCACCACGGGCAGCATTGTTGTGACCAAGCGTGCCCTGGTGGACATTAGCAGCGATCCTCTGATGAACGACCTGTCCACGATCACTGAGCCTGGCGAGTGGATGTTGGACAGCACCGGCTCACAATATCAGATCGCGGACTTGGTGACCACCGCCAGCGGAAGCGTCATGCTGACGCAAAAATTCCACATTTGGGGGTGGACTCTTGGGAATGTGGGGAGCCGCACAATCCACATTTATAACCGCCTGGTAGACAACCAAGTTGGC